TAGCAGATAGTCCTCCATCTTTTTGTGCTGCCTCTTTTATCTTATCAGCAGCAACATCCTCTTTCTGCTTCTCAACAGATTTTGGTTTTGTGACTCTTAGGTCATCATCAGGAACAACTGGATTTGGACCACCCTCTGCAGGGACGTTGGGTGGTGGATTTCTACCCTCAGCAACACCACTAGTAGCTAAAGGTCCAGGTGTGTTATTGCTGACTCTATTATCACCAATCTTTGCCGACAGTGGAACCTGAACATTATGTCCAAGTACACCCATGATGACTGGTATCTGTTGATCCTGCCCATCAAGGAAGAATCCAAACACCATCATACCCTGTCTAAGGTTTGAGGTATGAGAAGTAGAGGTTTGACCACCGCCACCCGTTACTGGATACATTGGCTGTGCCCAGGGCAGTTGATCAGAATCAATGGATTCTTCACCTTGATCATGAAGACCAATAATTCTTACTTTATATCTTCTACCCCAACCATCAGGTTTTTGCGTATCTTTATGTTTTCCCGGCAGAATATTATCTCTCCAGGTGGCATCGTCAGCAATCTGACCAATCCACCAGAGAAAACTTGATCCTAAAAATCCTGGGTTAAATAAAGATCCGCCTTCCATTAATCCTCATAGACCAGACATTCGGGTTCTGATGGGTTCTGATCACAGAACAATTCTAAGTAACTTGGATCGTGATGATCTCCACCCTCAATTTCCTTCTTATGATGTTCTACGTATTCCTCCAAATCATGTAGTTCTCCTTCAATATGACGACGTTGATTAGGAGAGATCATGGGGTTGTCAAGGATTTCTTTATCCTTTGCAATATGAGTTTCGATATTTTCCATTGGTTATTAGCGTTTTTTAGGTTTTCTACCAAACGATTCTCTAACAAGGTTCATCTTCGTTAAAGATTTGTTTGTAGTAATTAAATGACATAGGTCTGATATAATATATAGCCCCCCTTGTTGACGGTCAATTGTGTCATTTTTATTATCTTTAATTTCAGGTGTGTCAACAAAGATAGCATCACCTGCATGAAGTGAAAAGTCCGCAGGTATTGTAATTGTAATCTGCTGAGAGAACAACAAATTATATCTCATCATAGACTGATTATGTATCTTGGCAACCTCAAAGTTTTGATCTCCAGATTTTTCAATTTGTTGTTTTGAATCACCTGTTGGCATTGTGCCAGTATCTAACACATAATAAGTTGTTCTTGAAAAATCCTCGGTTGCATCTGGATTTTTAAATTTGGTATTCAATTCTGGAAGGTTTTTTCCGCCTTTTTTATATGCAGAACTTTGCTCAAAATCTTTTGCCTTAAATTTTGACACTTCATAGTAAGTTGTAAAAGGATCAAACGTAACTATTCTATTACTATAAGCACCTATTTTATTTTTTTGAACGGCATCAATCCTATTATCACTATTCATCGTAAGTGCTTTACCATCATACGATTCTGGCACTGTCGTCCCTCGCGAATCAGGTGTTTCATTGTATATAAAAGACTTTTTTGGTTCTTGATCTATAAGAGTATCAATAGATTTAAAAAAGAATCCATTGTAAGTTTCAAAGAAAAAATATCCAGCACTCTCTCCTAACTTTTGTGTGGTGTCTGACACTGCTTGAGTAGAAAACTTATTCAACCAGAAAAAAGGATGTTTGTTATTTGGAATTTTGTTGCAAGAGTTTGTAGTTGTTTCTATATCCAGTTTCTTTTTAGTGCCAAGACCTTTAAAGTTACCTTCAGTTAAAATACGATTTACAGAGTCAGATATTTTACCATCAAATCTACTAGTGAGATTGACTTTTGTATTCATTATATCTTCAGCAGATACAAGAGTCAGTCCAATCATCTCCTTTCTAGTATCTTCAGATATTGGAGTTGATTTCTTTACATATAATTCATTGTTTTTCTTTGTGCTGAAATCAAGAATATTTTTGTTATTATCCTCAATCTTTAAAGAAACCATCTCCTCACCAACAATTGGAAGACCTGATCTAGCAGTCTTTCCATCAATAGTATCACCAGAGTCAGAATACATTACAGTTGCTTTGACAGTATTATCCATGATACTCTCATAATATCTCAACTCAATAAATCCAAGCAAAAGACTTACACTTTTACCATCTTTATTTGAAGCAATTGTTAAGTCTTTTATAAAACCTGCTTCTGCTGCTTTTCCTAAGTTTGCTGTCATTTGATATTACCTCTACACTATTTAACCTTGGAACTCAAGGAATTCAAACGGATCATCAGAACTTGTAGCAGAAAATGATCCCATCATAGCAGGTTCGGGTTGTTGATAATTAGATTGTTGTTGGGGCATAGGGATTGGAATGTTAATCATCTGCTCACCACCCTCATATGAAGCACGTTGTTCAATCGATTTCATATTATATTTTCCTCCAACATATCCACCACCCTCATACGCTATGTGAACGTGATCATCGTGACCACCAGATGGATCATTTCCAGCATGAATCAATTCAACAGGATTTACTCCATTTTTCTGATTAAATTTCTTTATTGCCTCTAGAATTTTTGGTTGCTCATGAGGATATACTCCAATATCAATAGCACGATCATAATTATGATAAGAATTATAGGATCTCTTAAATGATCCACCAAAATCTGGGTGCTCAGTAACTGCTTGGAAATCTCTAGGAGAACTTAATTCTTTATATAAGAATCTACCAAGATTACCAGAAATTTTTGTGCCTTCGCTATCCTCTCTAGAATCTCCTGATACAGTACCTATATTCACACTCGCTGCTGATGCAGGTTTGTCTGAAGCAGCAGGTGCCGCAGAACCATCAGTCGCATCGCTTGTTGTAGATGCAATCTGTGATGCCGATTTTTGTTCTACATCTTTTCCTTGGAATTTTGCGACAATGGTGCCAAGGTCAGGTAGTTTAGATGCCATCGCATCTAAGTTAGATTTTAGACCTCCCAGTCCTAAAGACTTAATCGCTGTCTCCTCACCCTCCTGAATCAGGGGAACAAAATCACGACCAAACATATATGCATCAATACCCATGGAGACAGGGGGACCAAATGATCCAACGCCAGGTGCAAGTATAGGAAGAAAATCAAATCCAGCAGAGAGAAACTCTAATAATGCACCAAAGGTATCACCACCTGCAAGTCTATCATATGCAAATAGTAAATTAAATAAACCACCAACAATAGGGAGTGCCTTTGATCCTACTTTTTTAAGGATACCTGCGGTATCACCGATACCACTAATACCTTTTTTCTTTAAGACTTGTAAGACATTATCAAACCCAGGTATCTTTTTCAATATTCCAGTAACTTTGTCACCAATCTTTTTTGCCTTATCAATAACTGGATCAAGAAAAGGTTTAAGTGGTTCAACAATTTTTTGAACAATAGCATTCTGTGCAGACTTTGCCATGTTTCCAATGGCACCTTTCACACTTTCCATGGCAGATCCAAACTTTCCTTTAAGGGTATTACCAAGACCAGCAACTCTATCAAACGCTGTTCTGGCACCCTTTGAAACATTTTGATATTGTTCACCAAGGAAGTTTCCAAGTTTACCAAGGTTTCCACCAGAAATTTTATTGAGTCCGCCACCAATTGCCTTAAGACCACTTTTGCCTATATCAACAGCAGACTGTCCTGCTTTAGCAAGACCCTCACCTGCTTTTTGAAAACCTTCTCCAATTCTACCAAAGAAACCTTTGGGTTTTGGTTTTGGTTTTACCTTTTTTGCTTGCTTCAGCGCATCAGTAGCACCGGCACCACCCTGTCTTGCCTTATTATATGCTTTGATCTGGTCATCATCCAGACCCATCTTTTTCAGTTTTTTATCAGCCGCAGAGGGAGGTTTAGGTCTTGTTTTAGATTTTGGTTTAACTTTTGGATCTTTCTGCGGTATGGCACCAGCAAGAAGAGAAATTGCAAGACCAACTGAGAAGACAGTATTTAATACCTTATTAAGTGTGCCCGAGAGATTGTCAAATTGTTCTTGTGCTCCCTCGCCAAAATTATCACCTATAGATTTTCTAAATCCATCATAAAAATCATATGCTTTGTCAATGAATGTGACTAAACCATCTAATATCTTACCACCTACATTTAATACAAAGTCTCCTATCTTACCAAGCACTGGCAAGATGCCACTTTTTGCAAGAGTGTCTGCAAAATCAATAAGTTTCATTACCAACATGCCCATCAGCACAGTGCCAATGAACTTAAAGATGCCATCAAGTAAACCAGTCTTGGGCATCTTCAAACCCTTTATATTCTTGGGTTTTTTATCAATCTTTGGTTTTTCTAATTTTGTTTCTTGCTCTGCTTTTCTCTCATCACTTTCTTGTTTCTTTCTTTTTTTAATTTCCTCTCTTTTTGCAGCAAGAGTTCCTTT